TCTAAGATATCATTCTTGTCTGCTCCAGTATCTAAGCATACAACTCTATCTATTGCATCACCAAAGACATTACGTAGATTCATACGTCTCAGACGTTGTGTCTCAGGGTCTAAGCTTAAAGAAGTAATTACATCTATAGTTATACCATATTCCTCGTACATCTTTTTAACGTACTTAACAGCGTCTCTCTCTGGCTTTAAAGATGCTATTCTACTACTATTACAAAATACTCTAGGTAAATAAAACTTATCAGAGCGTTTTAAGTTCCAATCAGTCTGATATCTCTCACCTATATCATACTTTGTTCTATCGACTGGAGTTAGATCGAAATGAAACTTCATCCATTTTTCAAAGGAGTAAGCCCAGTCAAGCAATACTCCATCACAATCTGCTAATATTTTCTTCATGCAGCCATCTTATTTAACACGTTTAACATAGCCTCTCTGCCATTTATAAACCATTGAGGCGTTTCTAGCTTCCATACAGCGAAGTTACCTTTATCCATTAAGTAATACTTTCTGTAAGCAGCTACAGCATCATCTTCAACCTTATAAGGATCAGGCATTGCTTGAGCAAAAGGAGTCATTACTAACTCTTCTGCAAATGCACAATCATCTATCTCTCTATCATAGATAGCATGATTACCATCTAACTTATGAGTCTTTCTAGGATAACGCTTAGCATATTCTTTTTCAATATACTTAAGATGAGTTACTAACCATTTAGCGTTATAAAAAGACTCCATAGCCCATAACGTACATGGATGCTTAGCATGCGCTTTAGGATACTGGGCTAGTTCTAATTCTATAGAACGTCCTTCAGTACCGCATTTATCAATCACACAACTAAGTATCTGATTAGTTTCAATTATCATCTTGACGATGTGCTTATCGCACATCATCTCAGCAGCTATCTTAGCATCTTTATCCAATACAAATATATTCACGCTACAGCCTCCTTAAGCTCTTGCTCTAGTTGAGGATGATTCATATCGAACCATCCGTTTTTAGTCTTATACTGACACTTATAAGAACCATCTACTCTATTACCAGCTAGACCAGGAGTCCATTGCTCAGCTCTAGCTCTAATTCTTTCATCCCAAGTAGTATACTCAGGATCATTAGTTCTAAAAGTTCTGCATCTCCATTCGCAGCTAGCGATATCTTCATCTCTATGATAGTAGAACTCTACAGGAGTCTCCCATTTCTCACAATGGGCATAAGGACCATCGTCAACTATCTCCCAGTTAAGTATATACTCTTCACTAGCTTCATTAGAAAACTCTATAAGAGCAGTTAAAGAAGGTATACCGTTATTAGCGATATAGTTAATATCACGTTCAGTTAAATCTGAAACGTAATAAGTAGTTCCGCCTTTGAACTTCCAATGAGGTTCATCGACACCATGCTCATAATCTCTGTTATGAGCTGCGTAGTTTTCTCTATATTGAGTTTGTATAATTAATGTTTTCATATCTTTCTCCTTAATATACCTATATTATATACACGGATCATGAAAACCTCAACTGTTTATACTCAATATTTTTCCATAGTTTTTCCTTCATATCTAAGTCAGTCCATATGAAGTCTTGCTTGTCATGCTTGTCTCTATGACCATAGCCTTGTTCTTCTAACTCTATCATACGTCTATGGAACCTTTTTACTTGCTCCATTCTATTTTTATCGTTAGGGTCAACTACGTCTTCTACTAATCTTACAAACCAGAATAGCTCTGAGTAGTCATATCTTAAGTTAAATCTTAAGAAAGAATAATCTACTCCATGATAACCTATAAAGCATTGATCATAGCCACCTCTATCCCAGAACTCAGTCTTAGTACATAAGTAAGAATTTCTTCCTACTTTAGGTCCAAAATTGCCTGGAAAGTAAACTGTATCTTTAGCTAGGTATACTAACTCTCTTGTGATACGATGAAGACATCTCTTTGTTATTACCCAATCAGAATCCATCATTAGGTTCCATTCATTCTGAGTATCACGCATTAAGCAATTTCTTGCTCCTTCGTTATTCCATCCTAAGTCTTCTTCTATTCTAAGAACAGTCCACCAATCTGGAATATCGCACTCAGTTATAGGAACATCTTGACTACCATCATCTATAACAGTATAATCAAATAGTCTTCCATCTGGATCAATTTTAGCGTACCAATTAAAAATACGCTCCATAATCTCTTTTGAATTATAGTAAGTATAATTCAGACGTAATCTGGTCTCATGCACAGCAGGATACCATCCACTTAATGACTGTGAATGGTTTTTTATCCCTGTATAACTATCGAAATAATCTGGTTCGTTATTTTGCGCCATCAGCAGGTAATAAGTCTGGGAATGCTTGTTTAACTACTGCCTTAGTGATGCCTTTTACTGGTGGTTGTTTTACAACCATATTAAGTAATATCTTAGCATCTTCAGGATGGATCGATTCTAACATTTCGATAAAGAGCATCTCTCTTTTAGTTTGAGTTGCTACAGGTCGTCCGCCTTCTATAAAAAGATCAAGCTTTTTAGCCATAGAGTGCAAACGAGTTTCTACTTGAGTTCCGTCAGTTTCGGAATAAGGAGGTACCGTGTCAGGTAGTAGAAACTCGATCGCAGGATGAAAACATCCTTGTAATATAGTTCTTATAGCAAACATATCTCCTTCTTCTTGAAGATACTTTGCTTTAGCTTTAACGCTTTTTAATTTAGCGGCTTCATTGAATATTTCAAATACACCTTTTACCATTAAAATTCTCCAATATGCTCTACTAAGTTCTTAAGACGCTTTTCAATAAAATAATTGAATAAGTTATCTCTAGAGTTAGCAGGCTTATTATACTCGTTAAGAATATTTATCTTTAAATTATCAGGTGTCATAGAAAGATCAACTAATTGTCTATTCCTATGATAGTTTCTAGAGGTCTCTTCATTAGGAAGATCAACTCTAATATCACCTGAACCGTTAACGATTACTTTTTGTAAGAAAGTCTTACGCAATGGCTTTTGACGTCCATTTATAAAGCAATCATCTTTTGATAGTACATTTGGTATACCATCTCCTCTGTCTCCTGCAAGTATATGTTCTATTAAGAACATTTCAGGAGTAGAATTCTTTACCCATTTTTTTCTTACAGGATCATATTGACTAATGTTAGCATACTTTTGTAGCTGAACGAAGTCTTTATCACCTGATAAGATAAGGATAGGCTCTCCATTATTTAACTCTCTTCCAAACTCATGGCATAGAGTTCCTATGATGTCATCAGCTTCACAACCTTCTACATCAATGTACTTATAAGGAAATACTGTTCTAAGCTCTTCTTTTATATTGTTTAGTGCAGTCCATATCTGATTCCAGTCTAGCTCTGATTTTTCTCTCCAAGCTTTTCGATGTGCTTTATAGTATGGAAAGACTTCTCTTCTCCAATACTGTTTATTATCACATGCAATAACCATATCACCATACTTTTTAGCGAACTTAGACCTATAACCTCTTATGGCATTCAATACCATATGACGTAATAAGTCTTCTTTTAGTTCTATATTAGTATGTGAACCAATCTGAGCCATCAGATTAGAAATCATAGTCTGATTAAGATCAAGTATCATCATAATATAATAACCTTTTTAAAAATTGTTATCGTCGTCTAACCACTCAATGTCTGATAATGCTAAGTCAATACAATCATGTTGTACCTCTTGTAGCTCATGCTTTACATTATATAATCTGCATATGGCAGACTTAATAGCTTCATGAATCAGAACAAAGTCTTTTTTGTTAGTATCATTAAACATTATTTGAGGAAGATGAGACATATCAAACTTATTGAATACACCTAAGCTAATATCTAATGAAGTATTAACTATATGCTCTTTAAGTTGCTCTTGCTTATCAAGCTTCCTATTCTTTTCAATTTGTTCGTCTGATAATTTAGTACCAGGGAACGGAATAACTTTGCCCATAATAGCTCCTTTATTGCTATTATTTAGGTCACGGCTATTTCTTACTTTTTCTAGTCTTTGCAACATATTGCGGTTTAAGTCCGTACGCTTGTCTTTCATTATCATCCATTTCTTTAGTCCATTCAGCCCTTACATCAGGGTACCAGACTCCTATTTCACGCTTTGGTCTACCATCAGGATAGTAAGCCATTGCTATACATTTATACTTAGTCACCTTTTCCATATTAGGACCTTGAAACTTACTTATATAAGTTCCTGACCTTAAGTAAGAGTTAAGCTGATTAGCATAGTTATCATAAGTATGGTACTTAGCTAATGCTTTTTTATCTCCATACTTCCATTGCTTCTTAAAAGCTGCTGCTTGAGCTTTTGCTTCTTTAATCCATACTCTTACATTTTTTAAGCTTAATGGATCATCGTCAGGTAAGTCTACTACGTACTTAGAGTACATACTATACTTTGGTTTACCTCTTTTAGCTTCTTTAGCTGCTCTTGCTTTAGCTAACCTTTCTTCAAGAGCTTTCTGCTCTTCTTCATTTCTGACACGTTTCATATTTTACTCCTATATTCTTATTATAGGAACTTCTATGGTCAAAGTCAACTTTCAAGTATACTACGCAGCATTCCTTCCCATTCAACTTTACGGGAATCCCATGAATAAAAACTATTAGCGTATACTTTTTGCATATTTAATCTTTGCATAAGCATTGGACGTTTATCTATATTTTTATATAATTCGATTGCTTCTATTAGACATTGACCAAATCTATTTGCATGGTCATTAGGGTTTTCAGTAAACTGATACATATAAGTCCAATTAGCAGCTGTTTCAGGTAATGCAGCTAAGTTTGGATGTACACACATAAGACCAGCTGACATTGCTTCCATTAGAGCTATACAAGATGTTTCCATCCATATAGAAGGATAAGCAAATATATGAGCCTTTTGTAGAGCATTTCTAACTACATTATTAGGTTTGAAGCCATGGTAGGTCATCTGAGGGTGTTCTTCTATCTTATCAAATAGTTCTTGATAAGGTTCGTCTCTTTCAGGCCAACCATAAGCATTGAAGGATGAGAATACATCCAAGTGAACGTTATCATACATCTTAGCAATTTGCTCCATAACTGGAACTAATAGTTCTAATCCTCTATGAGGAGTTGTATGATATATTATATTGATTTTTTCTTCTGACTTTGTATGATCAGGAAAAGGAGTTATAGCATTCTTTAATACTTGACATTTACTATAAGGAAGACCTAAAAAGTTAGCATATTGTTGCATTTGCCAATGAGATACGCATACAATCTTATCAAACTTATCTACGTTTTCTTTCTCTTTAAGATGCTGTGACTCAGGATCTTGTGGAAGGTCATGTAACCATAATATTTTCTTCTTATCAGGATCTAAATCTCTTACTCTTGAAGGAATAATTTGAAATTTCTTCAATAGATTTTGATCAAGTCTTTTATATAAACCATGCTTCATAAGTTCAGTACCTCCTTGAGAGTTCTTATCTAACTCGTTACTTTCTGGTACTGCTTCAGGAGAGGAATCTCCTACGATCTCTATTTCCATAATATACCTCTATGTTAAGACGACATTCTAGCAGCGAACTCTGTATAGCCGCCTATATTTTCATCATCAATTCTTATCTGAGGAAAAGTTCTAGCACCTGGAAACTCTTCCATTAGCTGCTCTCTATCAAAGTCTCTTCCTAGTTTTAAATAATCATAAGTATGTTCAGATTCTTGAACTACTTGTTGAGCTATGTGAACTGCTTTATCACAATAAGGACAATGGTCCTTTCCATAAATCAAAATATGCATTATTACTCCGTTATTTTTTCAGCTGTTAATTCAAAGCCATATTCAGCTAACGCTGCTTTATATTCATCAGTTAACGCTTTATAGTCTGTATTACCCATAAAGAAAAGATCTTGAGAGTTCTCATCTTTAAGAGTATAAGTTATAGACATTTCAGCTTGTACTGATGAGTTCCCTGTATGAACTATTTCTTCATCAGGATAATCTGATATAAAACCGTCTTGATATAAATTCTTTATAGCAGGTGATCCATATGAACCTGTTGCTGTATAAAAATGACCTCTCCATTGTGGATCATTTTCTAAGACCATACCTGGTGCTGCTTTGATAGTTGCTTTAACTTTATATACTGGCATATTAGTCTCCTAAATCTACTACTTCTTCTATTTTAGCAATCTTAGCTTCTAAATTGTCCATCTTAGCTGATAGTTTTGGATATTTATTTCTCCAGGTTAGTTCTTTCTTATCTAACTCTATATCGTATTTTTCTTCTATCCAATCTTTCATTTTTTCTATTTTACCATCTAAGTATTTACCTAACTTAGTATGGTTGTATAGTAACTTAATAAAGAATCTAAGTATATTTACTATAAGCATCCACATTTAAAACTTTCTCCATACGGCATATATTCTATCTCCGTCCCAGTCTAAAGTTCTGACCTTACATTTAAACTTTTTAGCATACTCTAAGTTCTTTTCAAAACTCCATGGAAAGAAGTCTATTTTTTCTATTCCATCAAAAGGTCTATCTTTGTTACCAGGATTCTGTCTCCAGAATATTACACCTGTTTCATTTAAACAATTTATTATCTTATTTATCTGATTCAATATGACGTCTTCATCACCAAAGTTAATTGATCCTAAGCATAAAGCTACATCAAATGGCTTTTTACATTCATATTCTTCTATTGATACTTGTTCATCTGCATAATGATTATAAGGGTCTATACCCCATAAATTATCTCCATAATGCCCTTTGAATAAGTTATACCCACATCCTACATCTAATATTCTCATGTCCTGCGGGATCTGATCTATTAAAGCATAACCAGTTTGGTTAAAATAATCATAATTAGAAGTCCAATTCGTAGGACTAAAATATTCAGCTAGATCTTTTTCTTGCATTACTAAACGCCTTACTTTGTTTTACTTTTTTAGGACGACCTTTTTTAGGTTTAGTCTCTTTGTTCTGTCTTAATATCTCTGGTGACGCTGGAGCTGTATCTATTTCTAAGTACTGCTCTTCTAAAACTAATTTACTTTCTTCTACTGCTTTATATACTTCTCTATCAGTAGAAGTTTCTTTTGTAACTTTCTTTATATATTTTTTATTAGTATCTTCATTAATATGCCTTAGAGCTTTACCTATATCAATAGGCCATTCTAATGCATGAGATACCATTTTAAGATAAGTTTCTCCATATAACATTAAAGCTTCATATGATAATACATAATCAGGATCAGGAAAGTCACCAGGTGTAGTTGTATGTTCTTTTCTTACTCTTTCCTGTTGGTTCTTTAATATATTCTTATCTCTTGATAATAAAACGACGTTATAATAAACGTCTCTATGGTCTAAGTACTTAAATACTTGATTGTATCTAGGTACTCTATGTCTACCTTTGTAAACATAAGGGTTACTTATAGAAGTAACATTAAGTGGTTTGTATTGATAATCTACAAACTTAGCAGGAGAGTTCCAGCATTCTGCGAAGGGCTCTTTATGATGCCCTTCCCAGAACTTTTTCATCTCCCATCCATAACTATCGTTATGAGTGTTAAATATCTTAGACCACAAATGATTTCCAGAGCCCTGCGGGCCAGTTAATATTAGTAGCCTAGGATAAGGTACTTCGCTATTGTTTGCTGACACTAAATCCATATGCTAATGCTGGAGTTAAGAATACAGCTACTAACGTTGCATAGAATACTGATCCTACTGCAAAGTATAATAACATAGCAGCTACAAATGATATTAGTAAGCTATTAAACAATGAAGGTCCATAGAACAATTCAGGTTTAATAACAATTAACATAGTAGGTAAGAATAAAGTAGCACCCATGATACTAAAGAATAAGAATAAACTTCCAATAGTAACACCTGAGTTAGCTAGTAATATACCTAATGCAACTAATAATAACATTCCTGCTCTTGCTGCTATAATAGCATTATGCTCTTGAGCTAGATCATTACCAAATAAATTAGTAATAGAAGCCATTTGACTATCTAAGATCGCTATCAACCCAGCAAATACCATAAAAGTAAATATGATAGCCGCTTGAGGAGGAAGGAAGTTAGCGATAGCTATAATATTAGTATTACCTAATAAATTATCTGGAATGGCTATTTCTGCACCTGCTGCTGCAAATCCAATAAGTCCCATACCTATAGGAATCATTATAAAAATAAATGCCGCTAATACGAATGCTGGAATTATGGATTTCGGTTGTATTGCATAAGCTCTTTGATAAAAGGAATTATCTCTCCAAGGGCCAGCCATGTGTCCGAGGAAAGCAGCAATACCAAAAGAAGTGAAAACACCCCAAGCAAAAGGAGTACCAATAATATTTGTACCAACGCCTTTAACACCGGCCATGCCTGCAAGTATATTATCCCAGCCGCCAGAATTACTAATGACCAAGGGAACAAGTAGTAAAACACCAGCCCAAACAACGACAATTTTAATAACTTCTGTGACAACTGTTGCTTTGAGTCCATTTCTAAATGCATATAGTAAAGCTACTAAGCTCATTAATATAGTAGCTAAAGTATAATCGATTCCAGTTAGCAATGCAACTGTAGTAGATCCTGCTATAAGGTTAATACCAAATGCGCAGATAGCTAATATAATCATCTCAAATCTATAGAATAGATAAGCTTTACCTGTATAAGTCTTTTGAATAAAACCAGACATAGTATATCCGTCTGGATTTTTATCTCTTATACTCTTAGCAAACCATGCAAAGAACATTAAGGTAATAAAGTTACCTAAGCAGAACCAAAATAGTCCTACCATTCCATTTACATAAGCTTGTTGAGCTGATATAAAGAGTCCTGGAGCCCATAACCACGCAGCTGCGATGGATAATGCTCCTTGCCACATACCTAGCTCTCTATTAGCTAGTAGAAAAGATTGTTTATCTTTATTATAACCAGATGCAAAATAACTAGTTAGCCCTAAAGCTAATACAGCATATACACCTAGAATAGCGAAACCTACCCAAGTATCAAACAAGGGAAAGATTGAATGTCCGTGATGTGTCATAATTTAATTGTCCACATGAATACCCATTGAGTCTCAATATTAAACTTATCTTTTTGATTACCATAAGTAGTAACACCGAAATGTAAGGTATTATTTTTATTAATATCTCTATCTAAAGTAATTCTATTTTTAGATCCGAAATACTCCAAGTTCATAGGTCTAGTATCAGCTAGCTCTTCATATTCTTGCCATCTAGGCTCAATAAAGGCAGTAATTCTAGTTCTATCATTTAACTTAGCTTGCATCCATCCTCTTGTATGGATACCAAAACCTTTAGGTCCAACAGACCTATCAGGAATATAGTTAAGTTTCATAGTAGTCCACCATTTAACTCTATCAGTACCTATTTTAGGTGACTTCCAGTTAATCTGATGCCATTCTAAGTCATCGCCTTCTCTACCTTGATAGATAAGGCCATATTCTACGGTTCCAGCGTTACCGCCTTTCCATATGTCGTAATATGCTTCTACATGCCAATCCCATGCCCATATACCATTTCTTAGCTGAACTAAACCGCTATCAGTCTTAAAATTAAGATCTACTTCTGTTTGTCTAGCATCAACAGCAAAGGGAACAGTTATCAAGCTAAGAAGCAATAATAGCTTCATTTTTTTCATAATATCTCCTCATTAGTGAAAAATCTTTTTGATCAATCTCAACATTACTAAAGTCTCGAATGAGAGTTTGGGTTTCTTTAAACGTATTATTATATAGGCTCTCGTAATCAGTTTCAACTATGTCAAAAGCT